TACTGTGCAGCCATTAGTTGTTGCATTACATTATAGTAAAAAATATCCTGAGCTTAAACAAACATTAATAGAAGCTGCAAATATTTGTGGATATGGTAGAGTATTAGCAGGACTACATTATCCTACGGATTATACAGCTGGAGTTAAACTTGCAGAAGACTTAATGGAATATATGGATTATGATAAGTTTTAAAAGTTATATAAAAGAAGACGAAAGAACTCCTAGAAAGAAAGGACAACATAAAGGTAGTTCTAGTCATTCTGATTTATATACAGATGAAGATCCGCGTGGTACAATACATGGATTAGGATTTAAAGATGCAGCGACAGCTAAGAAAGGAATAGGTATTATTAATAAAGCAAGTAGACCACATGCACATAAAGTACAAGCAACATTAGTTATGCAACAAAGAGCAAAAGAAGCTATTAAGAGAACAAAAGATCCGGAAAAGAAAGCAAACTTAAAACAAGCTTACCAAATATGGACAGCACATTTAGAAAAATTAAAAGCTAAAACAAAAGAGATGAACAAGTGATAAAATTTAAGAATTACAACGAACCATTATTAGAAGCTAAAAATACTCATATGACACACATTGAAGATTTAGTTCTAGATGGAGGAGTCAAGGGAGCACGCCAAGCAATCCTAGCGCTAAGAGCTTTACGGGATATGCTGAGCGGTCATGCTAAATCACCAGTAGATGTGACCGTCAAGTGGGACGGTGCTCCCGCCGTCTTTGCAGGAGAAGATCCCAGAGACGGTTCCTTCTTCGTTGCTAAGAAAGGAATCTTTAATGCAGATCCTAAAGTATATAAAAGTCACGATGATATAAAAGCTGATACTTCAGGCGATTTATCTAAGAAATTAATTATGGCTTTTGATGGATTAAAAGATCTTGGAATTAAAGGTGTTATCCAAGGTGACTTTATGTTTGATAAATCTGATTTAAAAGGTGAAACTATTAATGGACAAAAAGTTATTACATTTCATCCAAACACAATTGTGTATGCAGTACCGTATGCGTCTCAGTTAGAAAAGAAAATATCTAAAGCAGATGTCGGTATCGTCTGGCATACTAGTTATTCTGGAGCTACTTTCGAAACTATGCAAGCTAAGTTTGGAGGAGATATAGTTGGTAAATTAAAAAAATCTTCTAAAGTTTGGATGGTAAATGCAGACCTCGATGACTTATCAGGTAATGCTACATTTACCAAAGCAGATAATTTAAAAGTAACAAAACTATTATCTGAAGCAGGTAAACTATTCCAAAAGATACAAGCTGGGGTATTAAAAGAACTAGAACAGAATAAAGAACTTAACCTAGTTATAAATGTTTATAATAATACTATGGTTAGAAAAGGTCAAAGAATTAAAAACGAAAGAAAACATGCACTTGGATTAATTAGTTTTGTTGAAGAAAGATATGCTAAACAAATAGATAAACGTACTTCTCAAAAAGGTAAAGACATACAAATAAGTAAAAGAGACGAATTATTAAAGTTTTTTAGTAAAAATAATCTAAAAAATCTAGAAAATGTCTTTAAATTACAAAATTTTATTGTGGATAGTAAATTAATTATTATAAATAAACTTAACAAATTAAATAAAATAGGTACGTTTGTTAAAACAACATCCGGATTTAGAGTAACCAACCCTGAAGGTTTTGTTGCTATAGATCGTATGGACGGTGGAGCAGTTAAGCTTGTTGACAGATTAGAATTCTCTGCTAACAACTTTTCTAAAGATATTATAAAAGGTTGGGATAATCCCAACTAAATGGGAACCGAGGATAAATGAAATCATTTAAAGACTATTTAGTCGAAGAAACAAAACCAGTAACTTTTGCGTTTGGAAGATTCAATCCACCAACGATTGGACATGAAAAGTTATTTGACCAAGTAAAAAAATTATCACGCGGCGGCGCTTACCGAATATACGCATCTAAGTCAGTCGACAAAAAGAAAAACCCACTACCATTTAAAGATAAAATTAAGTTCATGAGGAAAATGTTTCCTAAGCATGCTCGTAATATTATGGCTGATCCTGATATAAGAACAGTATTTGATATTGCTGTTAAATTATATGACCAAGGATTTAACAAAGTACAAATGGTTGTTGGATCAGATCGTGTTAGAGAATTCGATACATTACTAAACAAATATAATGGTAAAGATGGAAGACATGGATTCTATAAATTTGATGGAGTAATAAATGTTTTATCAGCAGGAGAAAGAGATCCGGATGCTGAAGGTGTAAAAGGTATGTCTGCTTCTAAACTTAGACAATTAGCAGTAGATGGTGCAATGCAAGACTTTGCAAAAGGTATTTCAGTATCTTCTATTGCATCTGATTTATATTACGCAGTACGTAAAGGTATGGGATTAAGAGCAGAGTCAACTCAACCACATACACAATTAGAAAAAGTTTCAGATATTAGAGAAGATTACGTACAAGAAAAAATATTTAGAATTGGAACTAAAATTCGTTTAAAAGAAAATGGAAAAGAAGGTAAAGTTATTATTCGTGGTTCTAACTATGTTATAGCAGAATTTGGTGGACATAAAAAAAGATGTTGGCTAGATTCTATACAAGAAATAGCTGGTGAATGGGGAACAGATGAATTAGTAACTAATTACGCTATGGATACTCCAGGTCAAAGAGGAATGTCTTCTTATAAAAAACTTAAAATGAAAAAAGAAGACGATGAGAAAAAGAAAAAGAAAAGAGATACACATGGTGATAAATTAAGAAAAGATTTTGAAGCTAATCCTGGAGACAAGGATGATTCAACTGATGCTAAGAGAAGAGCACAATTTAATAAACAAGCTAAGATGGATGATGACGATCCAAGAGCATATAAAGATGCACCTGGCGATAAAAAAGCTAGAAAGAAAGGATTAAAACCATCTAAGTTTACAACGAGGTATAAACAAATGTACGGTGAAAGTATGACATTCGAAGACTATATAGTCGAAAACAAAGCAGGTGTGCAAAAATCTTTAAAAAAGAAATCACAGGCAACTGGCGTTCCAATGTCTGTGTTAAATAAAGTATTTGATCGCGGATATGCAGCATGGAAAGTTGGTCACAAACCAGGAACAACTCCAGTGCAATGGGGATTAGCACGAGTAAATTCTTTCTTAGTTGGTGGACCAGTTTGGAAAAAATTTGATAGTGACCAGGCTAAGTTAGCTAGAAAAGCTGGGTTTAGTCCAGGAAGAAAATAATGTCGGATTTTGTACTAACTCCAGCAAGAGAAAAGGAATTAGAAAAGATTGCAAAAGATCTACCAGATAAATCATTTAAAGATCTATATGGTAAAGATTGGAAATCAATTAAAATAGCTACTGCTATGAATATATTAAAAAAGAAATATGGTTTTAAAACGGAGGAAACCAAAATGAAATTTAAAGAGATAAGAGAAAAAATTAGAAGTAAGATGTCCCGTAGTAAGCTAACTGGCCAAGAGGTTTCTACATATTACAGAAAGAACCCAAGTGCTAAGAAAGCTGCTCGAGATCCGAAAATTAAAAAAGCTATTGAGTTTGCTTTAGACCACGGTGGTGCTATGACTTACGCAATTAAAAATATCGAAAAGATGAAACGTGGATTAGCAAGTCATCCAGAAGTTGCTAAAGCCTTAGAGTTTGCAAACTTTGGTGAAGATGTTGTAAAAGAAGCTTTATCTAAACTTTCACTAAAAGAAGGAACTTGGCATATACCAGAAACAATTGAAGAAATAAGAATGATTTTTGCACTACTTGCTCGCCCAAGATTTGCTAAAAATGCAAATGATGTTAAGAAACTAATTTCAATATTACCAATTGGTGATGATTCTTTATATGATATATTAGATTCTTACATGTATGAACCGGGTGGAACGTTAGAAGTAGATAGACCTTTAAAGAAAGCAACTGGTACATTTAAAAACGGACCAATTAATATGTCACACATTATAGGTGATACATTGGTTCAGGAAAGATGGATAACTGGTAAAAGAAAAGGAAAAGCTTTTCATATGACTGGTCACTTCTTTGGTCCTATTTTTGGAGATGATAATCCAGAAAATTTTAAAGATTTACCTTACGATTTAAAACCAGAAAAAGATTTTCAACAAGCAGAATTCTCACAAGAAGAGAAAGAGAAGCACATGAAAGAAAAAAATCTTTTAAAAAGAAAATCTGGTAATGTCAGACGAGGAAAACTAGTGAGGATGCCAATATGAAAAATGAAGCAATAGCATTTGGATTTGATACTATGTCAGGTGCAAATCAATTTAAAAGAAAATTTCCAGATTCAGAACCTGTACAAATTGTTAAAATGAGAGACGGTTCAAAAAAACATATTGTAACCTTAGAACCTTTTCCTATGAATGACTCAAGTGATGTTAAAAAGGCAGCTAAGTTCGCAGCTCAAATAAGTCTAAGTGAAGCTAAACTTAGTCGAAAAGAACAAATTATAGCAGACGCTGAAAGACGTTTGAATTATAAAATAAAAGAACTTCAATACCAGAAGATGAAAAAAGAAATGGAGAATGAAGGTC